TATATTTTCGCCCTGGAAAAACTACTATAGGATTTTTCAAAGTCTTTGCTCCACCACTATTTTGAAATCTTACACAATGTACACCAGAATGACCATCATCAACAAGTTGACCTCCATTGTCCCATCCTATTCCCCCATTTTCAAAATTAGCATCTGGGATTAAATTAGCTCCTCCGATTGACCCTATGGTCTTATCCATATCTGTATAAGATACTTTGGTTGTTATAGAATTATTTAAAATAGTAATAGAACTTTCTGCTGTACTTACCCTAGTTGTTAAAGTACTTACATTTCCATTAGTAGTATTCAAAGCACTTTGATTAGCTTTAGCATTTAAATTAGTAGTAACGGAAGTTTGATAAGCCGTAAAGTCTGTAGTAGACACTTTCAAGGTAATACTATTGTTTAAAGCAGTAATACTGCTCTCAGCCGTTGACATTCTGGTGGTTAAACTTGTAACATTACCATTTGTAGTATTTAAGTTACTCTGTACACCATTAGCCGTAGTATCATCTGTGTATTTAGAAGCCTTTTCCCAGTCACTAGCGGTATATGAACCACTAGTTCTAGCAGTTTTGCATTTCATCAAGTCTCCACTAGGCCCTCCTGTCCACATATCTCCTACATCATAAGGTGTAGTTGGAGTTGACGTAAATACTCTACTCTTAGCATTTGCTAAATTAGTTGCTGTAGCAACATTACTATTTGTAGTATCCAAGGAACTCTGATTAGCCTTAGTTCCCAAGTTATTGCTGACAGTAGTTTGATAAGTCGTAAAATCAGTAGTGCTTACTTTTAGGGAAATACTATTATTTAAAGCAGTTATAGAGCTTTCAGCTGTTGACATCCTAGTTGTTAATGAGCTTAAATTGCTGTTAGTAGTATTCAAAGCGCTTTGATTAGCTTTAGTTCCTAGGTTATTACTTACAGTCGTTTGATAAGTTGTAAAATCTGTGGTGCTTACCTTTAAAGTAATACTGTTACTTAAAGCGGTAATAGTAGTTGTATTGGAATTTACAGTGGTATTTATAGTATCAATCTGCCCTTGCACATCTTCTGGTGCCTGTGTCCAATCAGTACATTTAGTTCCCTGTTCAAATATTATTCTTGTAATGTAAAATGTTACTCCATCGCCACTATAAAATCTTAAACTTCTATTGTTATTTGTATCTAACTCACCTTCAACTTTTATTCGTTGCCATGAAGTGGTTACACTAAATGGCTTAGAACTAGAAGTTCCACCACCTTGATATCCCATATATACTGTTGTATTTGCATCTGCTCTTATATACGCAGAATAGGAATAGTAATTCCCAGTTGATACTATACCGGAATTAAGGTATGTTCCAGTATTAACACCTACACTAGTCGGAGTAACTACTTTTAAACATTTACCATATGTGCTATCTGTTACTATACTACTGCTTGCAGAGCCTGCATTAAAAAATACATTCCCTGTAGTGAACGAAAAATCACTATTAGTTATTAGATTTTTACCACCAATCTGAATGCCATTTACTGTAGTCTGTACACTACTTACAGTAGCACTCAATCCACTCAAGGTCTGTGACAATGTAGAAACTGTACTGCTTGTAGCATAAGTACTGCTTGCGTCTGATTTCTGTAAATAATTACTCTGTACGCTACTTAATGTTGAGCTTAAACTACTTACAGTTTGGCTTAAGGAACTAACACTAGTGCTAGTTGCATAAGTACTACTTGCATCTGTTTTCTTAAGATAATTTGTTTGTACACTAGAAATCGTAGAACTTAAACCACTAACGGTCTGAGACAACGTATTTACATTAGTTTGAGTAGCATAAGTACTTCCAGCATCTGTCTTAGTTAAATAATTTTGCTGAACACTTGTAACCGTAGAAGTTAATCCACTTACAGTTTGCTCTACTGTAGATACTCTATTGGTTACGGAGGTTACATTACCATTGGTTGTATCTGTTTTAGAGTTTAAGCTTGCTACGGAAGAAGTAATTCCACTTACTGTCTGTGTTAATGTGGAATAATTATTATTAATAGTAGTTATATTATCATTAGCCGTATCAATTTGCCCTTGCACATCTTCGGGAGCTGGTGTCCAATCTGTAGCCTTATTGCCTTGCTCTAGTTTTATATCAGTAATATATGCAGTAGCACCTGATGTAAAATGCCAAAATCTTAATTGACAATTATACATATCTGAGCTGCTTGATTTAATGACTTTAACATACTTAGTTGGGGTTGCAGTAATATCCTGGTCAAATTGAGGTAAAGTATCAGGGTATAAATCATTATATAGATGTAAATTTGTAGTACCCCACGCAATATAACTTACTGTATATTCTTTATTCGGTTGCAACTTCAATGAATTAAATAGTGTATTTGCCCCACTATTAGGGACAATAAAGCCATATCCACTTACTCCATTATCAACATTTTTAATATTTACACCATTGAATTTACCAACTAGATTCCTTCCACCAACACTAATATTATCAACTGCTGTATTAATATCTGTCTGCCAAACTTTAGAACTTATCTTGCCCTGAATAGCACTAATAGAAGTTCCTTGACTACTTACGGTATTAGAAGTACCATCAACAGTACTTTTTAAACTTGTAAAAGATACATCTAATGTTTGGCCCGTATCATCAAATTTAATTTTAGAAGCTTTTAACGTATTAACATTACCATTCATTGCAGAAAACATAGAATCTATATTTATTTTACCAGCATTAATATTAGCATTTACATCAACTTTAGAATCGTCCACAGAACCTGAGGTTATTCCAGCTTTTGTTACTCCATTAGTTCCAAACAGCACAGTAGTTCCATCTGTACCACGTACAAGTAAATTATAATCACTTCCATTTAGCCCTAATGAAATTCTTTCTTTACCATTAGTGTCCCAAGCTTTTAATGTATTTCCTTGTATTTTAAGATTTCCACTATCAGAACTTACTACAAACTTATTAGTAGATATATTTCCAGCTTCTAATTGTGCAACTTTTAAACTAATTATCTGTGCTGAACTAATGGCACCGTTAGCAATAGTAGCATCTCCTGCTTGTATAGCTCCAGTAGCCATATTAGCACTAGTAATGTTCCCACTAACTAAAGTTTGTATTGTAGCAACACTACTTGTTAGATTAGTTATATTGGCATTAGTAGCAGTCAAGTCTGTTATATTAGCCTTACTAGATTCCAGTGTAGTAATCCTACCTGTTGCAGCTGTAAGGTCTGCTATATCTGCTTTACCAGTTTTTAAATTATCTATATCTGCATTAGCTGCAGTAATATTCTCTGCATTTAGATTCACAGTAGCGATAGCATTTGAAAGCTGTGTCTCTATACTTGCAGCTGTAGATTCTAAAGTTGTTATTCTACCATTGCTAGCAGTTAAGTCTACTACATTAGCTTTGTTGGCTTGTAGATTTTCAACTGTAGCATTAGTTGCATTTAGATTAGTAATTGTAGCATATAAAGTATTTAAATTAGCTATTGTAGCATTAGTAGCATTTAATTGTTCTATAGTTGCAGAAGTAGCATATAAATTATCAATCCTTGCATTGGTCGCAGTTAAATTTTCTATTGTTGCGGTATTAGCAAGTAAATAATTTATATTGGCTTGTTCTACGACCATTCTATCTACAGTATTTTTTAAGCTTCCACTAGAACTAAACTCCTGGGCTGTTTCTGTCTTACCTACTGCAGAACTACTTCCTGATATTGATCCAGTGTAATTAATACTATTGGCCATAACTAAAGTGTTATAGACATTGTTATCTACATCTGTAATAGTAATCTTATCTCCAGCTTGCAACGCTTGATTACCCTGCCAATCCATAGAATAAGGCATATAAGATAAATTCTTAAGCACATTATAAATACTATTCAGTTGCGACTGTGTCATTATAGGATTTTCAAATTGTATCTCATTACCGTTAGATCCTGCAGTTAATATGTTATCAACTGCATTTCCTTCGCTATCCTGCTTTTGACCAGCCTTGCAGGCTAATCTTCCAATTGTAAATGGCTTCTGATTAGTACTTAAAGTAAAATAATTATCTCCTGAAACAGAAAATCCAGTATCTACATAAGATATTATTTCTAATTTTCCAAGTCTATTAAATCTTGCAAAACCACCTAAAAAAGAAGCTATAAATCCAATAGCTTCTCTGCAGGTATATCCTTCTATCTTATTTATTTGTGTGCTTGGAAGAGTTGTTGCAAGTTGTATTCCTGCCTTAGAACATATCTCCTGCGCCACTGCATTAATGCTATTAGGATAACTTAAGCTACTAAAATAAGCTTTTTCAAGCTTAATCATATTGTCAAAGCAAGTTATCTTGGCAGTATTCTTTTCTACATCTATATCGTCTACTGTAAAAACTCCTAAAGGTACATCTTCATAAGCACCATTAACCAGTAAACTTATTATTGCCGTTATTGGAGCATCTTCTATAATAAGACTGCTTGGAGGATTAGCAATAGTAACTTCAAGTTTTGAACTACCAACTCCACCAAGCATAAATGTATCGGAAGGATTTACATTTTCTTCTAAGTCTGTATCAATTATACTGGTATCATCAAATACAGTACCCCTTATAGTTACAGTGCTTTTAAAAGTTCTTCCATTTTGTTTTATTGCATTTAAAAAGTTCTGCGAAACATTATACATCTAGCTTACCTCCTCTTAGAGGTTTATTTCTCGTCTATCATATAGTCAATAGCACGTATTTCTGATGGAGATAGATTATTTATATTATCTAACGCTGAAAGTGGAAATTGATGAATTTCAAACTCATTCTCCAATGCAGATAATTCCTCAATATCTTTATCCCATGACTTTTTATCTTTAAACTTTATATCTCCTCTTTCATCGCTTATTATTTTTCCCTTATCATCTTTTTCAGCATACTTCTCAATTAACTTATTTCTTTCTTTATTAAATATTTTTAACTCTGCATCAATCTTATCTGTGTTTTTTGCTATAGCATAAGATACCTTTATAGGCAACTCCTTTTGTGATATCCTAGCTAATTTCTGTACATCTCCATATATTCTTTCATTACTTAATTTTATTTTCATTTAAAATCACCATTCCCTTTATATTTTATTGTGCTGCTCCAAATATTACATACCCCAAAGATTGTGCTCTTGCTACCACAGTATTGTAGAACTCTGTATATTGTTGTGTTACGGTTTCTCCTGCTTTATTAGCGGCGCCCTCTGCTACCATTAAAGCCTTATTATAGGTATTTATATTTATAGCTAAATTCATAGTACTTGCATCTAAACTATTTACACTTAAATTGGCTACTGCAATATCATTGCCACTAGAATCCTTTACTAAAATATCTGCTTTTAAATTAATTGATTCATTAATATTCATTATTTCATTACCTCACTTTTATTATTTTGTATTAAAAAAGAGCCTATCTCTAAGCTCTATTTAAACTGTCTATACTTGTTGAACTACATTTTAAATCTGAAATGTTAGCCTTTGAAGCTGCTATATTTTCTATTTTACTAGTATCTAATATACCACTTATAATTCCTTGCTTATCTGTATTACTAGGAACTAAATCACATATCGTTGCTTTATAATGCTCAGATGTATTAATGATATTTGTTAAATGACAATTCTGTTCAACTATTTCTTTGTTGATATTATTAACAGTATCAATTATTTCATTAATTTTATTAATAACCTCTGGTGTATTACTGTATATATTTAATTTTTCTATCATAATATTATCCTCCCATATCTATAATTCTATTAAATCCATTTTTAAGCCCTGCCATATTTGATTATTAAAGTCATATGCAGGAGCTGTTCTATCCCCGGCATAAAATGTTCTTGTCTGATTAGTTCCTGTGTATGGATCCGGATAAGTTACTGAAGTACTTACAGAATTTACAGCTTGAAGTATTACACTTATCTGAGCATTTGTTAAAGGCCCCCATTCACACTCTAATTTTCTCATCTGTCTAAGCCTATCTCTAAGCATTACACCCTTGGCATTTCTATTACTTTTATCAGAGTCCAAGTCAACCAAATTAACTTGAAATGATTTAGGAGCAGCAACCGCCACTCCATTTATTAATAAGCTCATGTTACCACTCCTATACGTCTATTAATGTTCTTCCTGCTTGCTTTTGAACTTTGTTTATAGCTTTTATAACCATTCTGCCAAGTTCAGTATCTCCAAGTCTAATAAGTAAATCTAAGTTTATATCTGGAATATTAAAATTGCTTCCACTGCCTGGATTATCTTTAAGTCCTTTAATAGCTTCAACTAACTGCTTAATTTCATCTATCAATTTATTTATGTCTGAATTATTATCTGTACTTGGGCTACTTCCAGCCATAGTAAGCTGTGGTTGTTGAATAGTACTCATTCTTTGTGATAATAGATTAGCCAGTATACTAAGGCCGCCAGTATTATTTTTAAGTGGAACAACTGCTTCTGGGCCAGCTTCACCTATCATTGCAGTTGTTGGCTTATCTATAATACCACCTTGAGCTAGGTATGGAATCCTAGATATATTAAATCCAAAATTTCTACCACCAAATCCAGGAACCCAATCTGGAATATTAACATGTAATCTGTTTAGTCCTGAGATTGCGGCATTAACAAGGGAAATTGCAGCATTTAAAGGTGACTTCATTACTGCACCTAAACCACTCATTATACCACCAAATATTTCTCTAACTCCACGCCAAGCTCTTGACCAGTTACCGGTGAATACTCCGGCTACAAAGTCAATAATTCCTCCAAATATCTGCCTCACAGAATTAAATATATTTTTTATATTTGCAAGAAAACCATTTAAAATATTACCCATGAAACCAAATCTTTGAGACCAATCGGTTGAGAATACAGAACTAAGCCAGTTTTTAAAACCATTAAATGTATTTTTAACACCATTCCATACTTCAACTGCTTTAGCCTTTATTTTATCCCAGTTTTTATATAGCAGAATTCCTATGGCTATAGCTGCTGCTATACCAATTACCCATATACCTATTCCAGATGTACATAGTCCAATGGCAAAATTAGCTGTTTTACTAGCTTCTTTTATAAAATCTAATGTAGCATAAAATCCTTTTATGGCTTTTGTAACAGCCCACCATGATAGTGCAAAACTACCAAGTACAGTAATTATAATATCTAATACAGGTTTTCCACTACCCATAAGCCAGTCTGCAACTCCACTTAATTTATCAAATAACTTTCCAATTACATCAAGAACCGGTGTAATTGCTGGGGCTATCATGTTTACAAACCAATTCACAAAAGGTGCTACAAAATTAGTGAATATAAATAATGCTAGTTCTCCTACTTTAAGTCCTAGTTTTACAAGCCCTTCAAACGCACGTTGGCCACCATGGTCCCATACCCAACCTAACTTTTGTGTTAAGTTTTCTATAACACCACTACCAGCTTTAAGCGCCTGCATAAACATATCCGCAAACTTAGGCCCTTCTTCTCCCCATACTCTACGTATAGATTGAAGCATTTTATCAATTAAGCTGAGGACATTATTAAGTGCATTAGCTAAGGATTGTATAACTTGTGTGCCTATATTCCCTTTATTCCATGCATTAGCAAAGGTTATTCCTATATCTCCTATAATGTTTAATATGTCTTGCAGTATTTTTAGGAGATTAACAAGTATCCTCTCACCTGTGCCATTAGTCCATACTATATAAAAACTTCTTCCTATAGCACCAAGTAAAGCAAGTATTCCATCAAGTGCATGTTTAGCCGCATTAATAGTATTTTGTCCTTCTGCCGCCCATGCCTGTTGAAATGGCTTCCATAAGTTAGCCATAAGATTTTTAAATCTATCAGCCCAACCTTTAGTCGCTGCTTCGATAGGTGACATGTTAGCCATAGGGGTTATCGGTGTAGTTACTCCACTCCCTGCAGGAGTTGGTATCTTAGGTTCTTTTGTTGTAGTGTCTTTTGCTAGTTGCAATTGATTTATTTCATCAAAGCCTGCCATTGCTCCTTGAACTTCTTTAGCTGCTTTCTTGGTTGCATCTGCTGAATCTGTAGCAGATTTTCCAACTCCACCTAAGCTATTGGCTGCCTTTTGTGCCTGCTTATCAGCTATACTCATAGCACCTATTTGACTTTGCATAGCCTTTGCAGATTGAAAGCTTGCATTGTAAGTAGTACCGAATAGTTGACTTATGAAACTAGCTATATAGGCGGTTGCTGTTGCCAAGGAACTCATTAAACTGTTAAGTGCCGGAAGAATTGCTTCATATATAGGCATAAATGCAGTATATAAGTTTGATTTAATCTGATTTAAGCTATTGGCAAATTGTGCATTCACCATTAACGTAGAACCAAGAAAAGTACCAAGAGTGGTAATTCCTCCAATCACCATAGGAAATATCATTCCCCATGTAAACATACTCTTTATAAACATACCTATTCCGCCATAAGAATGATTCATACTATTACTCATTCTGTCAGTGGAACTGCTCATGTTTTTCATATGTGTATTAGCTTTTGATGCAGAATTTCCAATACTTTTTAATTTATTGTCAGCCGCACCTATACCGGAACTTGCATTTTTAGCAGCATTGCTTAACATTTCAAATTGCTTATCTAAATCAGCAAGTTTAAATCCAGTTTTATCACTTGTGGCAGTAAGCTTATTTATAGCAGTTTCTGTTTTTAGAATCTGTTCTTGAAGTTGATTTTTCCTAGAACCATCAAAAGCCTGATTGTAAGATTCTCTTAACTCTGCAAGTTTAGCTTGTTGCTGTTCTATCTTGGCATTAGTTATATCTAAACTCCTGCCTAAGGTATCGATTTGAGTACTTATAGCTTCCATATTAAAGCCAGTAGACATTTTAGGCATTGGCGGAGCTCTTGGTTGTGCTGTAGAAGCATTGTAATTTTGTTTAGGCATACTAAAATTCTTTGGTATATCAAACTCTACTGGAATTTTTATTGCTTTCATATTTGCCAATCCTGCTTCAATAGCCTTAGCTAATCTTTCCTGCATCAACTTTTCAATACCGCTCATAGAATTCTCTATAGACTTCGTCATATTCTTACCTATATCTATATTCCCTATGTTCTTCAAAGCAGATTCTAGCTGTTTCCCTAAATCACCGGCAACTTCTAAATCTAAGCTTATCTTACCTACAGAATTATTGTCTGCCACAACTCCACCTCCTTTTTAGGTAAAATAAAAACACCTAGAATTAACTAAGTGCTTAATGAAATAATATTTAATTTATAATTTCCAAGTATGACCACAATTAAGGCATTTAACTTTACCTTTTTTTATTTTATTACTAGAAAGTCCTCCCATAGTAGCTCCTGCAGCAGCTCCCAATCCTCCTGTTAAAGCTCCGCCTATTACTCCTCCAACTACAGCCCTACCTAAGCTTAACTTCTTTCTCTTGTCAAGATAAGTTAAGCTAGTTGATTTGCATTTAGGACAGAAAGGAATATGTTCCTCTTTAAACTGTTGAACTCTTTCTTTTTCTGCTTTTTTAGCTAATTTTTCTTCTTCATATTTCTGTTTATGATATTCAAGGCTCCCTACTTGTTTTCCTTTAACTCTTCCTTCTCGGGCACCTTCATTCCAAGCTTTTTTAAATTCATCAAATACACCCATTACAAATAACCCCCTCCATTTTTAACACAATTATACTATATTTTTAGGAGTATTTGTATAGATTAACCAAGTATTTGTGATAACATTCTTTCTATTTGTCTCATTTGTTCCTCTTTTTCATCATCTGCCATACTGTCTATCTGTCTTTTTCTCCATTCGTCTCTGATTTTATTTTGCTCAGGAGTAAAATTTTTAAGAATGTCTGAATCTTCTTCACTCCTAATACTAACAATCTGTCCTAGTGGAGTTTTAGGCATAATCCCAGCCAGTAGAGTACAAAATTCATCCCATGACATATCTGTTTCATTTCTAAGTCTTATTCCGTATTGGGTTACAAAACTGGCTTCAATAAGCCCCCAATCATCATATATATCATACCATTCTACTTTTTTTTATTTTCTTCCTTTGCAGCTTCTGCTTGTTCTTTTACTATTTCAATAGTTGTATTTCCTAAAGCCGCCATTATAGCATTTAATATTTCTTCATAGCTTCCTTGGATTAAATCTAAGCTTTCAATATACTCATAAGCTTCCTGCCCCATGGTTATTGTTATAATCTGCTTTAACTTCTCCTTCCATTTCAACTCTTCATTAGCATATATGTCGTTAATTTTAAGCCCTATAGCCATTGAACGATGAATTTTAAAAATATGTGTTTCATCAATTTTAACTTCTGCTTTTGAATTATCAATCTTACCAGATATATCGTAAAAATTTGCTTTTCCCATTTATAATTACCTCCTAAGCTCCTGTTCCTGCTGTATATGTTGGTTTACCACTACATTTTGCTTCAAATTCTAATGCTGCTGCGGCACTTGATTCACCACTGCCGGGATTAGTTACATCAAGTACACAATCAAAAGAAAGTATTCCGCCGTCCGGGAAAGTTATTGAGAACTTAGAGTTACAATCCAACCCATCTTTATATGCAGTTGAAGACACATAGTCATTTCCAATGTCACCTATGCACCTTTTTGCTTTACAAGTTACAGACATGGTTTTACCAGTCATCATAGTGCTTCCCCATCCAGCACTTGTCATTGATGTCCAATCTTCTGTTTTTCCAGCAACTTTTATTTCACAGGATTCAAGTTCTGCTATAGTTTTCATATCAGTATCTACACTAGCAGATCCTTTAGTCCCTACTTTTGCTACACTGTTGTACACAGGGAATGTTCCACCTGTAAATGTCATATTTCATTACCTACCTTTCATAAGTTATATTTACATGTATTACATACTCAAAAATACCGTTATTATCTGTACCAAGAGATAACGGCTGTGACATTTTCATATCAAAATTTATTACCCTTTGTGTTCCTATTATTGCTGTTTTACCAAACAAAGCATCATAAATTTCCTGAGCCTTAAGCTCTGCTGCATTACTGTTTTTACCCCAGTGTATAAGAATAATGATACTTTTTACAACATAGGTAGTATTTTGAATACCACCTATTGCAATATTGGGTTTTGGTCCGGAGCCATTATGAACACCAATACAGTTATCAAAGGAACTATCAATTTGACCACTAAAAAAAGCAGGTGCTTTTACCTGCGTACTTAACCATATTTTTATTTCCTCAAGTGTCATTTAACAATCCCTCCTGACATTTCCTTAAAGGCTTTAACAAAAGTATTCTTTGCAAAATCCTTTTTCCATCCATCAACATAAGTCTGCATCCACATTTGTTGCGCTAACTTATTATAGGTCCCATGAAAATTCCAGCCATAAGGGTTATAATAATCAACCAACGCATATTCTCTTTCAAAAGTAACTGCTGTTTTACCATTTTGTAAATTATCAATCTCAATGCTTGTAGACTCTTCAAGAGCTCCAGTTCTTTTAGGTATTGTAGCAGAACCGATTACATCATCTGCTATAGATTCAGTGGTTTCAGCAAGAGCATTTATTGCAGCTTTATTTAAAATATCTATAGCTTTTTGATTAATTTGAACACTTACTTTTACTTTCATGATGAAACACTCACTTTTTCAAGGGCCATTACATCCATATAACCATCATCCCAAGGAATAGCTTTAATCTCAGAAGTCTGAACTATATTTTGCTTATTTGTATATTGAATAAATCTTCCAACTTTAACGTCAGGATCTTCACAATCTATAAATATTCTTTTATTAACTTCAACATCAATTCCGTATTGTCTTAATAGACGTTCCTTAGAATAAGGCTGTATATCGGCCCATATAGTTTTTATTACATTTAAATCTTCTACCCAAACTCCCATATCATCTAAATGGCCACTATTAGCATCTTTGCTGCATATAGAAATTAATTTATCCGTTAACATATCAAGCACCTGTTATGGTGGCAGAAGGTAAGGGCAATAATGCCAAAACTGAATCAGACAACTCATTCCCATAAGCACCACTCCTTTGCCCTTGACTAAATTGTTTAAGTCCTTCGTTACCACTTTTATTCATGCATTCAACAACATACTGAATAAGTGCATCTTGATAAGAATCTTGAATTTGAGTTTCAGGAGCTGAACCATTTAAATATTTTGATATCAATGTAGTGCCACGACGAATATAAATATTTATTTCATTATCCCTGCTACCATCACTTATTCTTTTAAGAGTTTTAACATCAGCTAAAATTGCCATAATATTCACCTACTCTTCCTTGATTACTTTAGCTTTTTTAAATTCCTCAAGATCATCTTTCTTAATTTCAATCTTTTCTCCAATCTTATAAGCTTTATCTCCGTATTTTATATTTTGTATAAGAGTTATTTTTATCATTTCAACTTCTTCTGCCTTAACTGCTGCCATCTAAATATCTCCTTTCTATAAAAAAATTAAAGAGCCCCATATTAAAGGCTCTTATTAAGCTACTGTAGCAATAAATACACTATCTATAGCTTCAAAAGAAGGCATAGCAATTTCTGATACTATAGTTTCAATGTTTACTGGATGAGGATTTTTTATAGTTGTTATTGCTACACCAGTATTAACTATTTGTACCTGTGCATCGGTTCCTCCAGCCATAAGATCACTTTCCTCTGGCGTAGTACCAAAGTAAGTATTGCCTAAATTACCATCTGGGAATAAGGTAAACTTATCATCTGGATAAAATAAATTAGAACTTCCATCTTGCAAAGCATATTTTTTGTTATACACTGCAATTGAAAGTCCTAATTTAGTTTGAAAATATATTTTTAACATAGCATCTGTCAAAATAATATTTTGTCCATTCTGAACATTCATATCAAGTTTAATCTTCTGATTATTGACAAGATAGTTCCATGTCTTCCTAGTACATATCGCATTAGTAGGCCTTACTCCAGTATCATCTTCTATAGTATCTTGCCATCTTCTTATATCATCTACTGGATTAGAATTAACTAAATCATTCCACTTTGCAGTAGTAAGAAGTGTTTCCATATGTGAACCCTTAAATTCATAGTCATAATCATAAGCTAACCCATTAGCTGTAATTCCTATCTTACCGGTAGAAAGTAGCTGCATTCTCATTCTTTCGTTGTCAACTTCCGCACCATTTACAAGGTTAGTTGCATCATCAAATATCTTATTAATAATAGGCATAATATAAGCTGAATTCAAAGAACCCTGTGCTTTGTTTATTTCCTGCCTATCCTTTTCACCAATCTTCATTGCCTCTCTAAAAAATGGCATTTCAGTTTCAACCTTTGTAAATCCTATTCTATCCCTTAATGTAGCCTTAGCATCAAAAGCTGCTGGTTGCAATGCTACTGGTAATCCATTAGATGCTTTAATCCAACTCAAATCCAGTCCTAATTGCTTCTTTGCTGGATATAATATTGCACCTAAGTATGGAATAGAATTCGAACTATTTTTTGTATAATAAGTACCTATATCCGCTGCCGTTACTAAATCAAATATGTTTGCCATTTACATCACTCTCCCTATTTTAAAAATAAAACTCTTCCCTTTAAAGCAGTTGCTACATCAGCTACGGGTGCAGCTGGTAATTTACCTAAATCAATAAAACCATGTATAATCATTGCTCCTGAAGCTGGACCATAAGTTACATCTACATCATTTAAAAGTACACCTTCAGCATCAACTCCAGCTCCTGCAGTACCTGTTGCACCACCTTGAGTATTTTTAACAGAAACTTTTTTAGTATTATCTGATAAAACTCCACCGCCAACTATAGTTCCTGCTGGTACTATTTTCTTTCTATCATCATTTGCAGTAATTCCAGCATCATCTACCATTACTCCTAGTGCCACATAATGATCTGGAAATTTTAATATTTCTTTTTTATTTCCATAATCTGTTGTAATAAATTTACTCATTAATCTTTACCTCCCTTTATTATTTAAAATAAGATTCTCTTGCTGCATTTAAATCAGCACTACTTGAAGTCTTGTTTTGTTCCGCAAGCTTCAATCCAAAGCTACCAGGTTTACTCTCGCTGCCACCTCCAAGAGGTGGGGTATAAGAAGTTTCCTTTAGAATATCAGATTTTAAATTTTCATCATACTTACCAAATATTCCAACTAACGCTTCAAGATTTTTGTTTGTAGCATCTTCATCAGTTCCAACTATAAAATCAGCGAGCTCCTGTGGCAATTTCTTTTCCGTTAAACTTTTTAAAGTCTTATTGGTTAAATCTTTTCTCAAACTTTCAGCTTTCATCTTATCAAGTTCAATCTGAACATCTTCCAGGGCTTTATCTTTAGGATCTTTGTCCGGATATCTTTTTTTAATTTCATCGTCAATTAACTTTTTAAGATTATTATCCTGCCATGTCTTTAAACTTTTAATTGAATGACTATCTTTTTCGCTATCCATGAAAGCCTTAAAAGCCTTATCTGATTTCAATTTTTCCTTAAAAGCGTCTAAATTTAAACCACTAGACAAAAGCGCCTTACCTAAATCACTTTTAGAAATTATTTCATCAATGTTCTCATCATCTTTTGCGGATGCTATAAGTTCCGCTAGTTCCTTTTTTAACATAAGTTTATACCTCCTATGTCCTCCTAACTCGTATGAACTAGGAACACAAAATTTAAAACATTTTAGCGTCTTATTTAGGACAAAATAAAAAGCCTTATTCCTAAGACCTAAATTTTTTGTGTCTATTAAATTTTTTCTCAAATTCTTTGTCTTTCTTGATTATAAACCTCAAGACATAAATAAAGATTGCTATAAAAAATATAAGGTATGTCACTATTATTACAGCTCCAAAAATCAAATACCCTTTTGCATAAGGTAACAATTGATTTACGACATTTCCCATTTGTTTCACCTCATTATTACTAAGACTTAATTTTACATAATCAATTTACTTTTCTGTTCATATTGAACTTTATTTATTGCTTTTATTACCGCTTTGCCAAACTCTTCACTATCTATATCTATTCTCTTAGTTGAACTCATTTCATCTACTTCTTTTTCTAATTTATCATTTACTCTTCTAAGTTCCTCATTTCCTTTTTTTAACTTATGTTTTACATACATATCATAAATAGATGATCCAATTATAAATAATCCTGCTAAATCAAGTATGATTGTCTTAATCATTTATTTCACCTCATTTTATTTCTAAGATTTTATTCCCTTAACCCTGATTCTAATAGTAATTGACAAAACTCTTCTTCATTCATATTTTCAATGATTTTATCAAAGTAATTAAAGTAATTATCCATTCATTTCACCTCACTTTATTTTTGACCAAATAATTTCATTGTATATTCACTAGCAAACTGAAAAGCTTGCTGATCTGTGAATCCTTTTTTCTTCATTTCATCATACATACTCTTAGTAAAATCAGCTACAAGAGGTAAAAATTCTTTAGCATTTTCAATACCTAATTTGGCTTCACCTAAAGCTGCACTGTTTGCAGCTTGATTCATAAAATCTTTTAAAAAATCATTATCTTTATCCATAATAAAATCCCTCCATTTATTTTTCAATCCATATAAGTCTTTGATCATTTCCAAAGTTCACAAATATCGGTTCGAGTTTATCGATGTCAATTTCTTTTCCGGCAAACAAAATAACTTTGTTATCTTTAATTTCCAGTACAAGCCACTGTCTGTACCAGCCGTCTTGCTCATGTTTTCCAACAATTGAGCCAACTTGAATTTTTAAATCCATTCATCACACCTCACTAAAATAAAAAAGAAGCCCAATAAAGAACTCCACCAAAAACAAAATAAATCCAAGTACTTTTTAGTTCACCTTTAGGTTTGCCAAAATGACAGTCCCCTATATAAGCTATTATCATTATCAATGCAACTAATAAAAACCTCATTTAAACACCCCTACTTTGATTTAGTATATTTACCCAAATACATTTACAATAAGGATGTAATGGTATTTCAGGAGCATTTTTATCGTCAATATCAAATTTTTTCCCATGCCTTTTTTTACAACGCTCACATGTATTTTCAAATTTTGCATTCCACATATGCCGCTTCACACCTAACCTTTTAGCCGCTTCAATACTTGCTTGTGCTTGTGCTCTCATAACTTCTGTTATCATAAGCCTATAACTATCTTTAGCAGATGAGCCGAATACCTTTTTTATATAATCTCCAGCCTCATCAATAGTCATTTTTCCATTAAGTACATCATTAATTAACCTTTTTACTTTTTTTAATAGTTTATCTTTATTATCCCAGATTCTATCTGAAAATAATTTGCCATCAATTTTTTTGTTAATGGCTTTCTTGATATCATTCTGTGATGGAGAATTTATTTTTTTATTCAACATATGAGCACTTTTAGAATAGGTGTTATTGTATATTCCTAATGATATATCGCTGACCTTTTCAATCTCTGCTTTTCCTAGTGTTCTAAAGTCGTTTTGTAGCTCATTAAATATTTTCTTTGATATATTTGTCTTTTGAATTTTAGTAAGCTGTAAAACACCCTTAGATGCATATTCCATATATACTAAAGCTATTGTTGCCTGTATCTTATGAAGCATATCATTTTGCTGGCTATATATAGGTTTCATGAAGTTATTAGCATTGGTTTCATTTTCAAGGCTCAGCTGCTCTGTTTGTTTCATGGTATCTGCTAGGTTATATATTAAGCTATTCTGTGATATCTTGTTAATTTTATCAAATTTAGCTATTGACAGAATCATCACCACCTATAGGAGGATCTTCCCCATTTAAAAGCTTAGTACCATCTGTAGAATCTTTATTTTCACTCTCAATTTTCTTTATTTCTTCTGTTGGATTTTCAACGAAGCTTAGTTGTGCTAAACCAGTTTTGGTAGAAAGTTTATCGCCAAGCTGAGAAATAATCTGAGCCATTACTAAATCATCTTGAGGAATATTAGGAGTAAATTTAAGTTTTATATCCCTATAGTCATAATCTAATTTCTTAAGCCATTTTAAAAATATAAAAAGCATTTTTATCCTTATCATAATACAATCCGTTACGGACTTTTGATTAAGCTTACATTTCTCTTCTAGAGATATAAGTCTACTTCTCAAAGCTACACCAGATAAATTACTTTGCATCTTTTCATTATGATTTATGTGTGACGTTAATTGATACATTTTATCTTCCAAGGTAGATAATGTATTTTGTATAAACTGGTCATTAATATTCTTAATAAGCCATACAGCTTTACCATCTACAGTTCCAACTTGTATAATGCCATTTTCCTTCATTTTTGAAATATCTTCATCATTAATTTTAAAACCACTTACAAAAAGATAAGCACTACGAAAGTCAGATATCTCATTACTTATATCACTTAAATTAGTTTCATAGGCATCTTGAAGTCCTTTAATATCTTTGTAAATTGTATCGTATTCAAGTTCTTCACTAACTTGAGCTATCACTACAGGAACAATTCCAAAAATATGAGGACTTGGAGCTACAATCTGCTCAAAATTTTCATTGTAGTGATATATAAGATTATCATCATACACATCTATATAAGTTCTATTATCAAATTTCTTAGTAAAAATGTGCATAAAAAAAAGAATATTACCTAAGTCATCCGTATAGGCATATCCTTTATTCGGAGTTATTATTCTGCTGCAAAACTGATTTTGCTTGTCTACATAGTACAATTCAAAATCAAATCCAAAGGTTAACATCTTCTTCAGTAGATCACTGTCATGTTTTGCTGACCAGTGGCCCATATAATAACTGGTATCTTTTATTATATTTTCATTACCACTCCTAGAAATATAGGTTACATCATTACCAACGCTATAACTAACCTCTTCTTTTACAAACTTCTTAATAAAATTACATGCTACTTTATTGTTAGATCTCTCAGTAACCATCTTATAATTCCTCATGGCCTCTGTATCACCCTTATAATATTTATACATATCATCATACATAGGCTTCTTATATAAAAAGTCAAGATAGCAGTTTTCTAAAAGCTCTGTGCTTATGGTCAAATTGTTCACCCCCTATATTCCAAGTTTTCTTCTATCAAAAAATGTTGCTGTTTCAAGTACTTTTATATTCTCAATTCTATTAGCAAATTCAGCAGTTGCATCAGGAGCATCATCATGTACGCTAAATTTTTGCCCTCTGAAATCCAATATCTGGTCGACAAATTCCTGATCCTCTTCAGCAAAAATAATTTGACCTTTATTCATATAAGGAATAATAGTTGAAATCTTATCATCCTTATTTTTTCTTTGAGATTCATTAATAATTTCAATATTTCTAAATCTCAGAGTATCATCTTTGTTGATTTTTAATTCAATTTGGTTTGCATCTGCACCATTGAAAGTATTTTTTTCGAGGTAAATATGAGTTATATCATCATATTCTTTCAAAAAATAAATTGCATGGTCAATATACTTGTCAAAATCAGTCCTTGCATTTATTTTAGCTAATTCAGCTTTTCTAGCATACTTTAAATTATTATCAGCTTGAGATCCTACTAAAAAAGCACTGTAATCGGATTTTCCTTTTGCAGTACTGGCTGGATCTATACAAAGCATAGTTTTTATAAAATTATGAGTGTCTATTTCACTTCTTGGATATGTAGCTACAGTCTTAAACCACTTTTCTCCAATCGAATCTACGTCATTTTGAAACTCTTGTTTAAAAGAAGCCGGATTTTCATAATAATTCAAAGCTTGCTCTAAACAATCCCAAAATTCTTGCCAAAGTAGTGGATACTGCATTTCAGCTTCATGATTCCAATAAAATTCATTAGCATCTTCTAAATGATTTTCATTTTTAAAGTTAAAAAGTATCTTTTTAAACTCAGCCCATAATCCAGTTTCAAAATAATGGTCCACACCATTTTTCTTTATGCCTTTTTCATCAATGAAATCATCAATTAAGACACCTTTTTCTATTTTAAACTTCCATGTAGGTTGTTTTATTAATCTACTATAAAAACATTCTTTATGTTGTAATGTTCCTAGAGCAAGTAAAGTTGTTCCTTTTTTTATTATTTTACCGTTACGTTTAACAGCCTTTTGAACACAGTACTTAACATCATCTGAGAACCTCTTCCATTTTTTCTCTCTAGCTTCCTCAGTTCTGACATCATCTTCACTTTGATAATCATCTAAAATTATCAAATCCGGTCTATTATTTCCATATTTTCTACCCCTCATTGGAGATGTAGAAGAAATAGCTTCAATAAAGCTTTTATTTGTAAATTCCAATTGAGTTGAATTACAAACATATTTTTTATCTTTATCGTCAAGTAATACACCAAAAGCTTTTTCTATATAATGATTTTCAAGGAATGTATTTTTAATATCTTTTATAAATTTTTCAGCTGTAGAGCCTATGTCAGAACAAATAAGAGTATATTTTTTTAGCCCATATGCATGACACCAACATGAAACCGAAAAGGTACCAAAAGCACTCTTTCCGGTACCTCTGGGAAGTATTCTTCCAATTTGATTATTACCATCTCCAATAACAGAATCTTGAATGTCTTGCCAAATTTCTTTATGAACCTCAGCTATAGGCGCAGCTTCATTGTCTTCTTTAACAAGAAAAGTATCTTGGAGAAAATACATACAGAAAAACTCCAAACTCATTTTTCCAAGTTGGTATGCTAATCCATGGTACCCAAATAAATTTGAGCTATTTTCAAGTATTATTCTATCAGACTCTTGTTCATCAAAACCAACTTTCTGAAGATATTTATATAATAAAAAAATGTTTTGCTCTTCTTCATTGTGAAACATTAAGTATCACTCCAATAAATATTCATTCTGAATCACCTCATCGCTTTTATTTAAAGAATATTATTTCAAAAATTGGATAAAATACATTTTAGATTTATAAAGCGAGGCGTATTATATGAAACATTTCTTAGACAATATTGATATATTTCTGAGTATTATTGTAAATAGCTTAATCTTATATCCTATAATTAAAAAAAAGATAAGAAGACTTTTAATAAAAAAAAATTATATAGCAATAAATTAAAATTTAAGCTTAATAAATCAATAATTATGTATGCATTTTACAAATAATTTTTATTTTTTATAATTCAGTAATGTCAAAGTTTTATTTTTGTTACATCACTTGCATATGTCTTTAAATATATATTTCTCTAAGAACTCACTAAGCCACATATCATCTACTCGCTTTCTTTCCTAGCCACTCAATCCAACACTTTTGACAATGTTCAAAACCATGACGTGGATATGGGCAAGTTTTATATTTACCTCGTCTATTTCCACCAAAGGTATAAGGGCATATATTTTTATATGCAAAAATTTCGCTTAGTTCTTCTGCAGTCATAGCTCGTATTTTATCAAGGTTTGTTTTCATGGTTTATTCCTCCGATGAATATTTGCAAAAATTAAAAACACATCCTGAGCAGCATAATTTCTTTTCTTTCCTATTGGGACATGTGTCACAGTTTTTATATTTTTTTAAATTTCCTTGGTTTATTTTATCTTTATTTTTCATGATACCTCCAGAATTAATAATTAGTGATAATTAACTCTTTATATTTTCCTCTTGCCTTCTTATCCCTTGAAACAGAATAATTAACCTCAACTTCCTTAAAATTAAAATCTTTGTACCAGCTTCTTACTTTAGGCGCATCATTTATAGTTAAAATAAAATTCCCTTTTATGTTGATTAATTTATCTCTAAGTAACAAATGTTCTTTTTCTCCAAACTCATTTCCATATCCAGCAGTTTCAAAATATGGAGGATCAGCAAAGAAACAAGTATAATCTCTGTCATATTTATCTATTATTTTTTCAAAGCTTAGATTCTCAACATATGTGTTTTTCAATCTTTCCTTTAAATCTTTTAGAACTTCAGTATAAAATATCTGCTGTTTTGGTCTAGTATTAGTTCCATAGCCATAATTACCTCCTTTACCCGCAAAACTTTGCGTCAATAAATACAAAAACCTCACAGCTCTATTTATCTCTGTAAGGTTTTCTATAATATAATTCTTATATTCTTCAAATACGTCTCTACCTGAAATTTCATATTTAATCATTCGTTCTACTTCTGGACCATGATACTTTATCATTTTGAATAGATTTATTAACTCTTTATCTATATCATTGATAACTTCAACTTTTGCAGGTTCTTTGCCAAAGTATACCCATCCTGCACCAAAGAATAATTCTACATAACAAACATGCTTGGGTAACATATTTATTATTGTTTTTCTTAATTTACTTTTTCCTCCCATTCTATTAATAGGCGGTTTTAACATACTATCACATCCTTATTTTGATATTGGGTTAATCACACACCGCCCGTCACACCAAAATAAAGAATTATATAAAAAGAGCCCTGCTAAAAATTCTTTTACATAGACTACAATACTAAGATACAAATTGACTTATTTCTATACTAAATTTTATATCATAAAGCTTTGATTCTTTTAATTTTAATTTAAACATATTTGAGATTAATTTATTTAATTCATATCCGCTAAGTTCGCATGAAACATTAAATTCAAAATTATTATCTTTCCATTGAATAGCAAAGTCTCTATTTTGAGTAATTTCTTCAATTATACTAGAAATTATATTTGATATAGTTGTTCTAATATTATGCGATAATACTATTGTATTGTCTATAATTAAACTAACATGAGTACGTTTAAGACTTTTATTGTTGTATCTTTTATTATCTATTTTATTTTCTATGTTAGTAAGCCTATCTAAAATATATTCCACTGCATCAGATTTTATTGGATCAGAAGTTTTTATCTTTCCTAATATGTTTTTCTCTTTTATCGCACCTTCCAATGCTGAAAATATAGGATTATCTAATTTATCAATATTAGTTTTTTCTATTTCTTCCACATACGCTTTTAGCGCTTCTCTTAAATTCAATACCCCTTGAGAGTCATTTATATAGAATATAGTTCTTTCCGTTGTAACATCAAAAGGTAACTTTTTATCGCTTTTTTCCATTATAGTTACTACGGGTTTTCTAATTGAATGTCTAAATGCTAACTCATACATTACATTTGGATTAAGCGTGGTTAAATTAGCAATAACTAAATCAGATTCATAAATATAGTTAATAATTTGTTTATTTATAGAACCAGGCGAAGATAACCTGTGCGACACTATGATTTCATAATCATTACTTAAAACTGGAGATATGGCAGCATCTATAATTCCATTAATATGTCTTCTTATAGGACTGTCATCATCACCTATTGGAGTAATTATAAAACATTTTTTCTTTTCTTTAGATTTTTCTATTTCATCAGGCATATAAAAAATCTCCTTTTCTTATAGTTTCTTAAAATATTCAATATAAAACTATAGGAATCCTCTTTTAATACCTGACTTTTAAAAATATTATAGAAAATGTGGAACCAGTGGGCCGGCTCGCAACGAAATCGTGATTTAGAAGGATACCCTCCTTTCACACGTTAAAGTAATCATTGTGAGAGTGTTATATGCCACATTTTTTTATTTCTACTAACTGCGTCAAATTAATCTTTGTCGCAGTTAACAATAAGAATAGCTCAACCAAGCCATTTATCGAGTGTTTATATTTTTATTTATTCTCTTATTCATAATATAAATGTATATTTATTTATTAATAAAGCATTTATACATGGATATACATTTAAATATACATATCACTTCTTTTTCACTTTAAATCTTCTTAACCTTTCTTCAAGCACTAACTCACTAATGTTCCCATCATCATTATCATTATTTGCATCCACGATTGACGTTGTTGGATTGCCAAGTATCCTATTCAATAGATATTGGTTAGCAGCTAAGCACACACGCTTGTCTGAATCGTCATTGGCTAAGTCTTTAATATTACCAATATAAGTATTAATATCTTTTATTATCAATCTATTTCCTTGGTTTGTGAGGTCTCGCCTTCGCCTGTCAAGTTCATCCTTAATATTATCCTTAGCCATCCAATCATAAACAGTTTGCCTAGTAACATCAATCTTCTTAGCTATATCAGTGATAGTCTCGCCCTGTATAAGCATTGTCACCATATCATTCTGCTTAACTGTAAGCACATCATAAGCCATGCCTTCACCTCCTAGACATATATACATATTTGTACGCATAAAATAGACACCTACATTACTGTAAGTGCCTTTGTTTAATTCTTTCAATGATACAATTATATTTCATTTCTTACCTATAAAATTTAGAAGTTACTTTGAAAAAGCTTAGATAATCCTTGGATAATCCTTTAAAGAAGATTGGATAATAGTGTTATAACTTCTATTCTTTTAGTACAACAGTAGTCTTTATTCATGTGTAGATCTCTTTCTATACTTACCCATGATCTAGTTGGAAAGCTGAAATACCTTAATTCTACTAACTGCTTTTGCATAGGAGATAGAACAGTTAAAGCATTATCTATTTTCTTTTTAAGATTTATATAATAAGTAATTTTCCTTTCCAATTCTCCAATAGCAGGTATAGTGTTTTCAATTCTATTAACAACCTCATTTTCAACACTGGAATTAAACTTATTAGTTTTACCTGTTTTTTCTTCATAACTTATAGCAGTACAACCATCATAACTATTATTTATATCTTCAACTTTTATTTTTAGATTTTCAATTTTAACATTTAAATATTTATAATTATATAAATCACTTTCTATCTTTTTAAATGTCTTATCATTCACATTGTCACCACCTAACTAACAAATCAAGTCTCTCCTTTTCTTCTAAGAGCTTGGCAACTTTTCTTTTATTTTTCCTTTTGCCTTTGTAATATTCCTGCTGCAAATCATGTTTTATTTGTTCAATTCTACTCTTATACATTTCATTAACATCTATTTTCACTATAAAAATACCTCTTTTTTAACTAAATAATGAGTTATTAAATACCTCTTTAACACTAATTAACATTTTAGTTTTATAAATGTATGCGATTTGTAATAACCTTACAATTTACCTTCTTCAATTTCTTTAATTTTTGTTTCAAAATCAGCTCTTTTTGCTTGTAATTTAGCTAATTCAGTCCACTTTTTATCTAAAATCGCTCTATTTTCTTGTTTTTTGATGTTTTCTATGTTACGGTTATAAACCGTTATTTCATCTAGGCTCATGACTGTTTTCTCCTTACATGGTAACATTTTTGGTAACATTTTTTAAACTACTTCTTAACCATTGATTTATAAGGTTTTACATACATTTTTTTAGCGGTAACATTTTTGTAAATATAACATGCTTATCTTTAT